GAAGAGCCAAGCGCATTCGTCATTCCACTGTCGGAATACACACAAGGTCGCAAGGCGATATTCAAATGATCATTGAAGGGGATGGATCATGGGGCAAGGCCATCGAGGATGGCCGCTGTCCAAGGTGCGAGGCTCGAGTCACTATGAGCGGTGAATCGCAGGCCAGGTGCACGTCCTGTGGTCTGACGATTATTGATAATTCAGCAAAGGAGGAGTCAATGCTGACAGAGTCGGAAGCAACGCCCATCGAGGAGATGGACTGGTCTGATGCAGTTCAACTAATCGAAGGAGTCGTGAACGAAAAGATAGCGTGGTTAGAGTCGCAGGACATGGGCGGCATAAGGAATTCGCCAGAGGGCGATAGGGCTATGAAGGTAGCCTTGGCGTGGCACAGGATCTTGAGGGGTTAGTCATGGCAGAAGATCCACTGAAAGAAATGATGGGCAAGATAAACAAACAAAGGTCTGATCTATCTAAGCAAGACAAGTGGTCTGATCTTTTTTCTATTGAGCAGAGCGGAGGAGATGAGCGCGGCTTCAGTCACTACAAGAACTTGCTGACAGGCGAGGACATAGAAGCAACAGAGGACATAGAAGATCTTACGAGTCTATCGGAGATTGACCCTGATGCGCCGACTCTTGCCAACTCTACTCTTGCCTGTCTTACGCAGCCAAAGAGAGGCGTGAATAATTATTCGGGTGGGAAGTATGCTGAGTCTGCTCGTATAAACGCACAGATTAATATCTCTAAGGCTCAAAAGTTTATGGTTAGTAATGACCTGATACCAGATGTTATGGAAGCGAGTCTTAAAGAACCAAAAAGACTTTTGGATATGTTGTTTAGAGCCGTTCCATGCTTTGACAATATGTGGATCGAATGGAACGAATTAGCTCGGACTCACGCCAGAAAAAGATCCATGGATGAGTGGTTCGAGAGAAAAGGCTATAAAGAAAAATTTAAAACTTCCAAAGGAGGTGATCCCAACCACAAAGTTGGGTATCACATCATGAGGGTGAACGATCAGTTTTTATTCACCAAACACGCAACGGCACTGGATGACAGGGTAACAATTTATCCCATAGGTTTTTATCTCTCGAACGAGGGCACATTTGATCAGCCTGTCGCAGAGAGCACGACTCCAGAATTAAATTACATGACTGACTTAACACAGATGAGGTCGTCTCAAATCCTGTCATGCACTGAGATGTTGGCTCCTTGGTATGTTGAACATCACGGAAAAAACAAAGAGCAAGCTCGTTATCTTGAAGAGATCTTTAACAGAACAGCCGTAGCACAAACCAACGGCATGGCAATGGTTGTTCACAAAGATAGATGGCAGATGGGTTGGGATATTCGGGACATGGCACAAATGGAATCGGACAATCTTAGAAAGATGACAGGCGATCTGCGGTTTTTGATCCCTCTGTTATCCATTCTAAATTATGATCTGGTTGTATTCGAGAACAAGGTGCCAAAGAAAAAGATTGATCACATCAGGCTTGGCAGGAAAGTTCCGAAGAACGAATACAAACTTATCGATGTGCAGTTGCCCAAGCCCAGAGGCAAGAACGTCTATGAACAGATGTTCACGGGGCAAGGTTCGCCAAAAAGGCAGCACGAGGTTCGAGGACATTGGAGAGCCGTTGAACGAGACAGGTTCGGTAATGTTGTTAAGAGAACATGGATACCGCCTCACACTCGAGGCAATGCGGATCTGGGTGTGATCATCCACGATTACAATTTGAAAAAGAAAAGGGGATAGCAATGAGTGACACAAAATCGATGGACAGAGTCATACGCATTCTGGACGATGAGTTGACATTACTCATGGACTCAGGGTTATATCGTGAGGCGGAGAAGACTCGAAAGAGACTCGAGGTCTACATGGATATGCGTAACAAAGCCAAGGTGGCCTTGGCAAAGTTGCGAGGAGAGTCAGTTCAGTATGACTGAAGACCAGAACAATGTTGTGTACCTGAAGCAAAAGCCGAAGGTAAGCAAAGTGCCAAGGGCATCAGTGCCTGCGGTGTGTGCAATAGCAAGCAAGATGATGGATAGCGCCGTCATTGTGGGCACTGCGGCAGATGGCAGTGTCAAGATGATGACCACGATAGAGGACGTGGCTGAAGTTATCTGGCATCTCGAGGCCGCAAAACACGCACTGATGTCCGGTGATGTAGAGGAGTAGCAAGGGGCAATCATGAAATTCAAATACAAGACTCAGCCGTATGAGCATCAGCGCATTGCGCTCGAGCGTTCATACGATAAGATAAACTACGCTTACTTCATGGAGAT